TCTCAGATTATTTCTGAAATTATTTATTAAAATATCCTTTTTCATGTAGCCTACATGCATCTAAGTGATACTTATAGTTTGCGATCCGTCTTTATTATCAGTGATTACTATCTTTTTATTAGGAAATGATTTAGATAATAATCTTTTTAATTTTCGATGTTTAAATAGATTTTCCATATCATAATGCACCATCCCAGAAAGTATCACCTATTGGTTGCATATTTCTTGATATAAAATATAACCCTACGTTACATGCAAACCAATTAATATTAATTATCCAAGCCTGTCTCCACAAATATTTTCTATTAGACTCTACTATGTAAATGTTTCTTTGATTATCTGTCCTCTTTACAAACTGCTCCAATACTAATGCAATGACAAATCCAATTGCATATATGTAAAAAGCAAAGTTAAGGAAACTTGAACTAAAAAGTAAAGCTGAAATCATCTATAATCCCACATGTAAGAACGATCACCATATTCATCAGTATGCCATACTTCCCCATCTTTGTCAACAAAAGATGTGTCCTCTAACCCAGTATCAATAAAACCAAATGGTGCCATATCTTGTTCAATTTGATTTTTTTGCTCCTCATATAACCTCTTTCTAATATCATTGTCAGTCATTTCTTTAAAATAATCCTGTGCAACTAACCAAGCAAATATGACAAGACACATTGCCAAGTCATCATTACACCCTTCTTCTGCTTCAAATGAGTTGTGTTTTTGTGCAAATGTAGTTAATTCTGATATGACTTCATAGTCACAGGTAAGTAATTTATGATCTTCAATTAATGTTTTCAGGTTACTACAACCGAGTTTTTTAACAGCAGCAGTAGTTCTTACGCCAAGTTGTGTCTTCTTTCCTGAAAACCCTTGACCCACTATTTGACCATTTCGACCTCTCATCGACGCCATAAGTAAGTTTTCATACTCCAAATCATATTGAAGTATGCTGGCAACTTGATCTCCGATGTCATTTACTTCAACTAATATGTAAGCATTATTATATCCTTTTGCAACATCAAGTATAATATTTGGAAACAACATTGGTTTAACTTCGTTATTTCGATATTTTGCTACTACTTTATATGGAAACTGAGTGACATCAAATACTATGAATGCAGAATAGTCATTTCCAAGACCTCTTGCAACGTCAACCGTAATTATGTAATTATGATCTTTCTCTGGTTTTTCGTAAATATCAAGACCTGCATTCTTTGTGAGTGGTGTCTCATACACCATATTTCTCAATATGGATGGTGCAATCAAAGTATTAATTGATCCTAAGAACTCACATTCAAACTCAACTTTGAATTGTTGTTCTGATGTGTTTGCTATTGTTTGTTCTCTCCAGACATCATCTCTACCTGGTACTTCACTCCAATGAACGTCTGTTGGAATATATTCGTTCTTTCCTCTCTCTGCATCGTGCCAATATCTGTAAAAGTGATTCATCCCGTGAGGGGTAGAAACCATTATGACTTTGGTGTTCTTACCAGAAGTGATAGTAGGATATACTGAGGCAAAGAATGACTCAGCAATATGATTAGGAACAAAGGCGAACTCATCCAGAAAAAGAATGTTGAAAGACATACCTCTGACAGCAGAAGCAGACGTACTTGCAGCGAGTATTTTTGAACCATTTTCTAACTCCAGTGAACCTTTATTCCAAGATATAATACCCTGTTGCATCCATTTAGGTAAATTCTCATATGCAGTCTGTAATCTACCTAATAAATCACGGGCAGTTGCTGCTTTGTTTGCAAGGATACCAATGTTTGTACTATCATTGA